CACCGCTAGATCCATCTAGTGCGCTCTTATTAAGCTTTTCAATGGATGCTGCAGCGCTATCTAACGATTTTTCAATTTCCGCTGTTTTTTCTAAAACACCCATTTAATTTCCTTTAGAACTTTTTAATCATTCCTGATAATGTTGATAAATCTGTCGCAGACTTATCCTTAGTTGGTTTATTATTAAGTTCTTTGTTATTATTCAATTTTTGTATTGCTTTAACTAAAGGATCATCTTTATATGCGCCGGAAAGAATCTTGTTTTCAAACTTCTGGTCGTCATCAAATGTGTGCTGTTTATCGTTCTCTCTTGCCTCTTGTATGTTTTTGACCGCCTTATGATTCCAAAAAGATGCCAAATATTCTGTAAATGCTAATTCTTTATTAAATTCTCTCTTTTTTTCTTGAGCTATCATCTCTGAATACCAAATCCATTGAGGTCCTGATATATCTGAGAATATAGGATCGTCAACCTTACATTTCCAAATTTTACAAAGTTCCCAGCGGAGCCAGAGTTCTGGCTCCTCTATCATTTTTTTATTTGTTCTCCTAGACTAGTTTTAAAATACTCCTTTGAGTTGTTGTTTATAGTTTCGTATTTGTCGAATAAAGATTCAATAAATGCCGATTGGAAATTTGATATAATGTCAACTTTCCTAAGGAATACATCTTCTATGCTATCATCAGTAGAGATTTGATCCATTGGAACATTGTTAATTGATACAATAGCTTCCGCTAAAGTATATATCTTAATGTAAAAGATTCTATCTCCGCTATCAAGCTTCATTAGTTCGCTTATCAATCTTTTTTGCTGTCTTGCATTTAGTGTAGATATGGCTATATTGTATCCGCCAATACTGATATCTTCAGATACTTTTCCGAATATAATCAAATCCTTCAAATCTGACGTAATATTTGGTTGTTCGCTTTTCGCTTCCTGTACAACCTTTTGCTCTGGAACAACAGAGGCTATTGGTTCTTTTTTTAATTCTTCTAACTTGCTAAACATATCATTTGTGCTCGTTTTATTTTTTGATGTGGTTCTATCTCCCATCATCGAATGTTCAGTTTTTATCTTATCACTCATTATACATTCTCCATTGCTTTAACGTTTAAATAAACTTTTTCACAAAAATTAATAAAATCTTTATGGCCCATATCATTTTTTATTTTTTTACATAATCGGCAGCAAGATATACAATTTTTATCCACATAACCAAGATCTTGACTCATGATTTCCAAGCTAACATTATCAATTTCAGAATTGCAATAAAAACACGGCTTATTCCAGAATGTTAAAAACTGGTCTAAGCTTAACGTAAATTTAATTGAGTCTGATATTGCCCTGTCTTTATAATAGCTATATTGTCTTGCTGGTTTGTAATTTCTGCATCTTTTGCACTCAGCCCTATAGTAAGGCGGGCTTGGTAGTGGCCAAAAATTATCTAACTGTTTAAATTCTCCGCAACGTTTGCAGGCTTTACCACCTTGGTTTTTATACTTATTCTGAGTAACGAAAGCTCTAAAAGATCCTGCACATTTTCTAGAGCAGAACAATCCATCCGCATCTCGTCTAATTATATTATAAAGAGTCCCATATTTAATATCGAACGGTGTTTTGCAATAATCACAGCATACTGGAACAATTTTTAAATTTTTCCAAGATTCTCTATCAGTTTTGAGTTCTTCTAGATTATACATAACATTCCTACGTTTATATTTAAAAAGTACTATAATAATATAAATGTTATACTTTTTTTCATAAAAACTATAGACAAAAAAATTCCCAAGGAAATTAATCGCTTGGGAATTTAAATTATTTAGCTATATTTAGACGAAACTTGCGCTAATTAAGCCCTCAAAGTCAAGTGAGCCGCGACGTACTCCTGAATCCGCCATAAGTTCAACGCTATCAATCTGAGAATTGATTTGACGACTTCCGCCGACACCTTGACTTAGAGCAACTGCATCACCACCACGTAACGTTGATATATTTTCAACTTTAATGCTGGCATCTTCCGTTATTATGAAGTTTCCTGACTCGTAGCTCTTGCTTATGCTCTCAAACCAACAGTTTTGATACGTTGTAATGACGGCATCATCGGCGGTTCCGGTATATTGATCGATAACAACAATATCAAAGGGAATGCGCTGAGCTTGAACGTTACGGAAACCTCTAGCCATAGCTTCAGTTATACTAAGACCATCATAAACAATTCTGCTTACTCTTAGTCCTATTTCTGCCGGCTTTGTCGGAACTAGCTCAACTGTTCCATCTAGACCGACTTCGAATACGCGCTCAATTGATCTATCCTGACTTTCCTGGAAAGACTGAACGGCGCCCACAGGCTCATTATTAACCATAATTATGATTTGTGTCGATAGAGCAGTTCTGGTATGACTATCTAAAATCGATCCAGAATTTGGGTAAGTTGCCATTTAGTATCTCCTGATATATATTATCTTTAAAATTATGCTGTTAACTTTCAATTATACAGTTCCAACCTCGATATCTATGAAAATAAAATTAACAGGATATGCGGGGATAAATCTAAGGAAGACATTCCATTGTCTTGGATCTATCTTATCTTTTTCAACTTTCACATTCTCGAATCCAGTAATTAACCCTTGAGATACTAATCCAGACATAATTTGAACAACTCTAGACGTTATAACGCCAAGTGTATTTGCATTTTCAACGGTTCCAACAAATGGTTTTAGCGAATCTCTTAGGACTTGTTTGACGCGATCGCGAATGAATATGATTGAGATTTCTTCATCTTCTACGAATCCAGATTGACTGGTCGTTCTTCCCGCAAGAACTAATCCTCCGCCCACTACCGGCTGAAGAACTGTGGCTCCAACTGCACCGAGTCTGTTTAATGTAACTGGTCTAAATTTCTTTTCGCGTAGGATTGAAAATCCGCTAAGAACTTTATTAGTTAATGGCATTGCGACATTTTGATTTCCAGAGAAATATCCTGCAGCAGCTGATGCTTGATAAAATCCATCAATCTTTGTATTTACGCCGCCGATAGCTCTAACAATTTCATCTGGATAAAAGAAAACTGAGCGATTACTTGTAAAATTATCACTAAGTTTATAATTAACAAGATCTTCCGTATTTCCATCAAGAACTTCTTCTGGATCATCACCCTGAATTCCTTCAAGAATTCCGATATCTTCAATTGCAACCTCTTCATCACCAAGAATTGCAGCAGGAGTTAATCCTATTTGAGCGCCAAACATCGCAATACGTTCTTTTTGAATAGCTATCGTGCTCATTGTTTCGCAATGTTGAACTGCTGCTCTAAAGATTCCTGAACGATTCTGTAGTGGGACCGGAATAACCATCTGGCATTCTTCTGCCTCTAATGCTTCAAATGCTTCAAACCAATTCGTATCAAAGAAATCTGCATCAGTCTCATCGATATATGAAATTCTTAGTCCGTCACCTTCTTGCATTGCACCACTATCAACTAAATCTGAATGAAGCAATAGCGCTGCACTAACATCAGTTGTATTTGATGAATCTTTGACGAAGAATTGAATATCAAAAGCGTCAGTAGTTACCGCCGTACCAGGAATATCATTTCCCTCTACAGTTACCGTTGTGTCGTCAACTATTCCGGTTACAACTAACTCTACACCAACAGTTACTAAGCTAAATACATAGGTGCTGATATCATCGGCAATTGTATATAGATTATTTCCTGAATCTTTCACACTCTGAAGTACGATTATTGAACCAACATCAATTCCGTCAAAGTTCATTTCGGGAGATGAGAAGGTTCCATCTGCCGCATTAAGTGTTCCATTGAATCCCTGTCCAATAATTTTCGTATTGGTATTTATTACGGTATATGAGAACGAAGTATCTGAGCTTGAGATGAACTGATTTTGCCCAGATGGGGTCTCATATTGCGCATTATAGAACGGAATCTTATTGGGGAAAATTTGTGACTCTACACCATCTCTCTTTATAAAAATATTTATAGGAGTATTTGAATCCGGTCTTCCGCTTCCAAGGCCGCTTGGACGAGGAATAATAACGGTCAAGTCATCTGGTTCACAATTTGCAGCAACACCGCCGCAAGCATTGAATCCACCAACGTTATTAGTATCTACTTCTTCTATAAGTGTAACAGAAGTTCTTCTAGCAATTGGGGGTTTGCACTGAAGAGCTAATACGTATGGTGCACCATTTTCAAACGCAAGTCTTGCTCCAAGAGCTAACGTATTTGTTACACTTTCTCTTCCATGCTTATTGAATAATTCATTTGAGCTTATAAATAGTTCCGGATCATTTATATCAGATTCGGCAATATATTTGGCTTCAAGTTTATCGTTTTCTTTAAGAACTCTGGAGGTAACATCAACAAAAAACTTATCACCAATGCTATATGGAACTGTTCCAGATTTAATTCCGAGTAATAGTACTCCATTCGTTTCCAGTATATGGAAAGTTAATCCAATTTCTGAATATCCATCACCATTACCATCTGGTAGTTGTGGGAATCCAATCGCAGAATCTGCATAGCTACTAACTCTAATTCTTCGGCTTGATGTTACGCTATCAATCTTGTAAATGCCAGTAGTATCACCGCTGCAAATCATTAGAATTTTTCCAATATGCTTACCGGAAAATTGTCCAGCAGTTGCGGGAAGACCTGTTATTCCATCATGAACGATTGTCGTATCATCAACAAACAGGTTTGTTGCTTTAATATCCCAAGAGCCAATTGTAATTGAGGAATCTAAGCTATCAGTTTTTAACGTTACAGTAGTTTCGTCTAGTCCCGAATCATAACTTGTATCAGTGATCTCAATTCCAATATATCCGTCTACGCATAATTCATCACCCGCAAGAACTTGGCCTTGAGAAACAAGATCTCCGCTAAATTTAAAATACTTTGTAGTAGTAGGAGTTGCATCACCTGCTGCCGAATAAGCTACACCTACACCAAAGTCTGTGCTGGATGCTACTGTAAATCCGTCAGAACAAGGATCTGCGCTACCAGATGCGCCACCAGAAGTATTTGTATAGTAAGAATCATGAAATAGGTACGGTTGTCCACTAGAATTTTTTAACTGTCCAGATACGCTTCCGGATACAGTAAATGTAGTTAAGCCAGGAACGGGATCGCCATTCGAATCTCTGACTATACCAGATGCCCTAACTGTCCATCTTTCTTGTGGAGCATTTGCATCTAGAACTGAAATGAGATCAAAATCACCACAAGTTCCATCAATAACTAATCCATTTCCAACGTTTATTGAGCTTGCTGAATAATTTTTGCCATCCTGATCTCCAATGCTAGCGCCTTGCAATTCAATACAACCAGTTTCCGTATCAAGTCTATAATCAAATGATTTGCTGAATGAATTTTCATCAATAGATTGTTCTATACCACTTAAAAGAGTACTATTGAGATATAATTCAGTTCTACCACTAATTACGGGAGCGCTTCGAAGGCTGAAAAATTTACTTGCAGCCAAACCTGTTGGGCTACAATTTGCATCACCGTCTTGCCCGTTTCCTACAGCAGACTCTACGATAGTTTCTTCTCTGAGGCCCTCACCCATAATACATGGGATACGAAGTCCTCCGGGGATAGATACGCCTCTAGAGATGACGCGATCTCTTGCAAAGACACCTGGAAGAACGTATGAATTTATGCCCGGGATGTTCGCCATGTTAATTTCCTTAAATGAATTTAATAATCAAATTCTAAAATTATTAGGGTTAATTAGTAGAGAACGCATGTCTCTCTTATGTTTAATTAATATTATTAGATTGTAATGCTGGCCAATTCAACCATATCACTAAATTTTAATGCTTGAACATCGGATTCATCATTAATTCCAGGTATTGCATGCCTAGATACATCAAAATAAAATACAATTCTTTCTATAATATTTTCTAATGGTATTTCAACTCTCCACTCAGATCTGGTATTGATTGTTATTGTGTGACTAAATACATAATCGTTCGCATAAGGTTCGGCATTTTCAGAACCGACATTTATACTTTTAATAAATAGTCCGTTTGCTCTAAGCTCTTGCCATGACACATATGTTAATATCATTTTTACAATTTCAGTTATCTCTTCTAATTCGCTATGACTTTCTGAATAAATCGTGATATCGAAATTCATCTCCCAAACACCAGCATAAACTCTGTGCGTTGGAGTCTTGGTTGTTGATACTGCGCCATTTTCATCTTCAACTAAATCAAGCCTATATTTTACAGTTCCTTCCTGATTTATTGATAAGGGAACATATGAACCGCCACCAGACTTGATGGTTATATTTGGATAAAACTTCATTTCATATCGATAAACGTCACTAATTAAAATTTTAGTTGTTAGTGGCGAATCAACGTCTAATCCTGTTAAGTTTGGAACTAAAGGGAACCCAAATTCATCAGCCCTATATGTATAAATATTATCACGACTAAAGTGCATTCTAAGGATATCTATGATTAGGTTTTTTGGCTGAACTATTGCAACGTTTTGAACGATATGATTGTCGGCAAAGAAATTGGAATAAACGCGATGTTCAGCTGAAAATCCTGTTCCTGGAAGACCTTGGATATCACTCATATTAAACTTCCCTTAAGATATATCTTCGATTAATCGCAGCTTATCACAATATTTTTTTATTTTTGTCAAATGAGATTCGAGGTTATCTTCTGTCAAACTATCTTTATTAATTACTAGAGTTTTGCGAACAACAATCTCAATTATAATATCATCTTTGCCAATATTCGTATCTTTTCCCGACACTATTTCAAAAGAGTTGTTATCAGATAAAACTCTTGAGTCGGAAAAATTTAAAGTATTGAAAATATAATCTGAGGCGAAACTGAAAATCTTATCAACTAATTTATTGTATTTTTTATTTGTCATTTTAATTGAAAACATTATTTAACCTCATATTCTTTCATACCGTCGATGATATTTATATTGATATTTAGTGGCTTAAACTTCTTATTTAAACTAGACGGATCATACTCTATTCCATATTTTCCAGGAGATATTCTCGCCTCCCAATATCCTTTATCATCAGTATTTCTCTTTTTTATAATCTCGCCCTTCTCATTATAAATTTTTATATCAACATTTGCAATCGGCTCTTTATTGTGATTTTTTATACGACCAAAAACCTTAACATTATCAGCTTGAACCGGCACAATATTGTCTACTGTTGGCAATTTTTTTACTGGAACTTCCGCTCTTGGAGGTTGCAGTTTTTCTTCTGATAATTTATTATTTTTTGTCAATTTATTGTTTAATAATTTAACATTGTTATCGAGAACCTTAACTTCTTTCCTTAATTCTTTTATTTCTAAAAAAATATCATAAATTACGTCAATTGCGCTCTTTTCTTTTACATCTACTGCGCTCTTTACATTCTCTTCATCCATTTATACATTTCCTATCTCAATTATATCTGAGGTTGAGGGTATTGTTGGGTAATTCAACACTATGAGGCCGGTATCGCTTACGTTTGGCGATAAGTTATTCGTTATGTTATTAGAAATAATAATCTTTTTAAATGTGCTAGTTGCAGACTCAGTGAACTTAATGGCGCCATGCTCTATCCCCATCTTATCAAGAATGCAATTCTTGAAAATTATATTTCCCATAACTATATCAGATGTTGGAGCTAATGTTGATACATGTTGCTGCCCGACAACTAATGCAAATTCACCAATTTTACTCGGATCTGCGGCAGCTCCATCAATAGTACTCGGTCCCTGAAAATTAATACCATCAATTATGTAAAATGCATTGTTCGATACGTCTAGCGCTGATTTTGTGAGAGGTTGCGTTATCGCTATTGCGGTACTTACATTCGTTATACCTATAGAAGACCTATACGTAAAATTACTTAAAGTAACTCCATTCTCGATGTTATCAGAATTAATCTCGGTCCCTCCGCCAATTAAGAATAGTGCAGTTTTAACGTCAACGTCTTCTCCGGTTAATACCGAGCCAAGAGCGAATGCTCCACTTTTAGATATAATACAATTTTGCCCAGAACCAGATATCTTTAAATCAAAATCGATAACAATCTGTTCAGTTATTTCATATAGACCTTCGCCAATAAATATTGACGGTTGTTTAACTATATTTGGAAACATCTGTGAGAATCTTTTTGCATAATTTACTGCTTTGGATATTGAAGTAAAGTGACCAAAATTTTGAATTG